GTTGACCAATTTCTCCAGTGTTCTTCAATCTCAATGGAATATAGATGAATTCAACTGCTTTTACTGGCTCAATGGCAATGTCTACCCAAAGTTCGTTTCTATCAATTCTTGAAGGAGTATTATTTGACTCATCGCATACCACAATGTAGTCATATAAAGCTCTTTGTCCAACTAATTCAAGCATTAGACTTTCGACTGCTCCTTTGATTTCATCCCTAGTGATCTTATCATTAGGTTCAAAAATGTAAGGCTTAGCTAAAATATCTAGCTGTCTACGTAGGTAAACAACTAATCTTGCTACATTAATTCTATCTAATGCACTAGCATTTTTAGCACGAGTCTTTTGTCCAAAGTTACATAGACCAACACCTGTAAAGAATGTAATAGGATTAATCTTTACATCATATAAAGTATCACGTTGTCCTGTGTTTAGAGCTACCGTAACAAATTCTCCTTCTTTATCCACATAACCAACACTGCTAGCATTTGTAATACCGCCTCTACGTGTACCAGCTGGTGCAAACCATGGATAACTTACGCTATCACTTAGCGCAATAGTTCTTAGCATCATATGACTTGGTGGAACAACTACATTACGTCCAAAATTGTCACTGGTGAATCCCCATGGATAAAACATACCCATGTATTCATCATAACTGGCTGCGCCACGATCATTATCTTCAAATGATAATAATAAATTATCGCCCCAATTCTTCAAGCTTGTGGCATCTGGTGTCAATCTTGATGGAGTATCACCAACAATAAATGCTGTTAATCCGCGATCAAAATTTAAGTTAATTAGTTCACCAATTAATTCTGGATATCCTGGGCAAGCACTTAAATTAAATACACGGGCTTCCTCACGAACATCCTTTGAACTATTAACTACAGCCTGTAGTGCTTCAACAACTACTCTACGCTGTGCAAGACGTCCAAAATTACCAGCACCATTTTGTTGTTTGCCACTTACGGTAACCCAACGATGTGGATAATAATTCTGCATTAATGGATTATACGTATCGCCATTACTATCAATTAATTCAATTCTTGGATTACGAGCATTGTTATCTATGTAATTTTGTACAAATTTCTTAACATTGAATCCACTTCTACGCATATTCCATAGTAACATACCTTTTGGATATAGTGCAGGATCTGGACAATCTGGATCTACGAATTCACTTGTTAGTAGTTGTTGTATAGTTGAAGGATCCTTACCTGAACCAGTGGTATTCCATCTAGCATCAGCAAAAATTATACCTTCCTCACTACTTTGATCACTATTATCAATTAATACCCATCTTGTTGGGATTGGTCCAGGTTTACTATTATCAAATCTATAAATTCTTGGATACAAATCAATATCACTTGTATCAATCCATAGATCATTATCTACTGGTGCTGTTGAACCATCACTTTGTGTTGATGGAGCACTAGCACTTACTATAGGACCATTAGGGTCTGTTGAACCATATTGTGTTTTATAGCCTACCCATTTTGTACCATTGTGTACCATAATGTCAACATCATCCACTAGACTACTATACCATAATGTACCATCAGTTGTTAAACTTGTAGGAGCTTCTGTACTAGCAGTAAATCTTAATGGTTCCCATAAACTAATTACATAATCAACATTACTACCTGATGGAGCATCATATAGATTTGGGTTGACTTCGCCGCCAAATAAGTCTTGTAAAAATGAGAAGGAGCTATTATCTTCTAGTCTAATTTCACCACCAAGTTTATGACTAATTACTACACGGTTTTGTGCATCAACATCAGCAACAACATTTACTAATCCTGCATTATTAATAGCACCAGCTATACCGTCTGCATCATCAGCATTACCTTGTAGAATATATTGTACGTTTACAGCAGAAGATAATGTTTTACTTGCTACCAAACTTTCGAAAATATCAAAATCAATAGTATTACCAGTTTCACTAACGAACGTAGTATCAATTTTTACGCTTTGTGCTCTTGTTGCACCAGCAGCACGTTTTCTATAAAATCTTAAATCAGAAGTTGCTGGACTAGAGGTAGGCACTGGAGGGAATCTAAAACTCTCTTCTGGATTGAATTTACAATATAAACTTCCAATAGGTAATTTTAAGCCTCCACTTTTATCTAAATTATAAATTGCTTCATGTCCATTAGCATAAACAGGGGCTGGAATTGATTCCCATGAAAAACTATCTGCATTATATTTTTTCATAGCAAAACTAATACCACCATTTGGCTCAGTTGTTTTAATCCATAAACTACCAGTTGGTCTTGGATATGTATCTGTTAATTTAAAATCTGGAACTTGTGTATGTGGATTAATTCTAATATCAGGTTCTAATATATACCCTGTTGGTAATCCTAATAGTGTAGCTGCTGTTCCACTTAATGTAGTAGAGACTTGATTAGGTATAACATGCAATGCTAGTCTATTATTTTTAGTTACACTAGCCTTGACATATGTACTAAATGCATTAATTTGATTTGCAATAGTATTAGCATCAGTGCCAGCAATTGTTAAATTTTCTACGGCTGATGTTCCAATTGCATTAAATGTCAATACATTACCATTAGCAGCACTAATATCAGCTTTGGTGCTTACACACACTGGCCAACTTTCTTCCCAACCAGTACTACCAGTTTTAACCCATTCACCTGGCTGTACCGTGCCCCATGGTAAATTACCAGGACTCTTATACCAAATTGTATCTGGTTCATCATAGGTAGTATCTAAATTCATTAGGCTAACTACAGCATAATCACCAATTGCACCTATACTTGATTTAGGTGTGTAGTCTCCGCCTGCATAATCTACAACCTTAGTTGTATTAGTAATAACTATAGGCTTTTTCTTAGTAAATGTTTGGCCATTGCCCGTACCTTTGGCATCGCCATTCCATTCAAAAATTCCCCAATTGCTGTTGGCGACATCTAACCAATGAGTACCATTTACAGCAGGTGCTTCTGGAACTGCTGCTTTTGCATTGATTGATCCTAGATCAATATCTGCACGAACTACATAAGCTCTATTGCTTACACCTAAATAACTATAGGCAGCATGTAAGCCATATTCATTTTGCTCACCTGCGTGTATAGGATTATTATTAGCATCAGTTTTGAAACTAGCAATACCAAAGGTCTCTGAAAGATCTCTTTGACTAGTAATCAAATATGCTAGGCCAGCATTGGCCTTAAGTGTGCCTGGAGCGATACCAGTGTTCGCACCGTTAGGTTTATTTTCTTCAGTTGCTATTACAATTAGTGGTACTGTGCTTGGTGCGGCTGGAGTATAAAAACTCTCGTCAACAACGGTGACTGTTACACCAGGTGAATTAAGTTGTGCCATTGTTAGATTTCTCCTAAATCTTACTCAAGTATTTAGCATGATTGGGCGAAAATTACCCAATTGATAAAGGAGAAATACTACCTACACTATGGTAGAATATAAATTAGTTACCTTACTTGATTCTAATTTTGTAACTTTATTTAACACAAGATTTTCTATTTGGTCATATAAACTATTTAAACTGCTATTATTATCAATTACAATGTCAAATTCTGTGCCAATCCATTTCCATTCACTGGGATGTATACCTATATCTTCCATATATTTAAAAGCTTTCAGGTTACCTTTATTTGAATCTAATGCAATATCATACCAATCAGGTAAAGATCCTCTCTGTACCCACATTATAATTCCATTATTATTTTTAATAGCATTGATTTCATTAGGAAATCTGCAATCGCTGATCACTACATTATCTTCGCTATGGCGTAGTTTATTTTCTAAACTGGCAATCCATATATCATCATGGAAGCCTTGACGACATACTTCAGTTCCCCAATTTTGTAGAACCCATCGTGGTGTAATCTTCATACCTAATCTATTACTCCACCAAAAGTCTACTTGTTCACGCCATTCTCTACTCTGCTTGGTGCGACCTTCTAGCATATCACGGTCCCAACCAAATACTGCGGCTACAGCATCTTTAAGGCTGCGAGCAAAACTTTCTCTACGAAACTGATGAAGATTAACAAGATAATCAGCGATAGTATCTTTACCGCTACCAATTAAACCACAAATTCCCACTATCATAGGCAACTCCTTTCTATAATAGTAATTTAGTTACGCATTAAAGTCAAGAATATTTTTAACCAAT